TTCCTGTGGGCAAACACCAAATGCCCTATGGAACGACTGTCGGGATTCCCAATCGGGCTCTGCGGCCCTGAGACCCAACCGTGAGAGGTCCACACCCTTCATCTCAAACTCACCCAGGTGCTCGAGCCTGGGTGCAAAGGTGAGCGCGGTCTGATCTCGCAAGTGGTTGGCATAGGCCCACAGAACAGGCACACCATCAGACAACACAGACTCACACAAGGAAACCCCATGGAGAAATTCGCGAGCGAACTTAGGTTCGTGAAGATGTTGATGGCTAGACGCTCTGCAGCTGAGAACGCGCGTGTAGTCACAAACCATCTTCCAACCCCGTGCTGTCTTAATGGGAGCTGAGCGCCCAAACCTAACCTCCTCCACACACGTGACAGGACGCTCCAAAACCATCTCATGGCCAGAAATCCTAAGGGCAGTCGCCGCGAAGTTTGCGTGCACGATCGATGAACGGGTGGGCTCCACGAATAGCAACGCGTTATCTCCGTCGACCAAAACGTCCCAGCGAACCCCGCTGAAACTGGACATGGTTCCGAAAACAACGGCCAACATGACGATGGAGTTACCCATCCCAGTGTTGACGTCACCACTCGCTCTCCCGCCATCTCTCCCAAACTTCACACCGCACTGTGTGACACCCTTGTTTGACAGCTGTTTGCTTAAGAGCTTCAACAACTCCCTGTCACCAGGGAAGGCGGCTCCATAAACAGCGTGTTCTTGAACCAACTGCCAAACGTCAACGTGTGCTTCGAAGGCGGCACCATCCACCTCAAAGACCACCGCCTCTCCCACCTCGCGCATCTTGCGTCGAATGAGATTGGCCCTCTCAACTTGGTTGAGACCCTTCGCCACCACCCTCGAGTTTCCGACACCAGAGAACGCCCTTGACTTGAGATTACTCCAAAGCCAGTGCTCAAAGGGCTTCAGCCGAGATGCGAGTGCTAGATTATACCTAGGAGATCTGGGAAAAATCATCCTTGGCTTCGCGAGTTTCCAGCCCTCAACCTTCTCCGCCTTCACAAATGCCTTAAGAAGATAGTCCTTCGCAGTTAGCGGGCCATCTTCCATCATCGACCTATGTGCCTCAAGGTACCTCCTGCGCATTGACCCCTTATAAGCTTGCGCAGTCTCGAGTAGTCCCCAGCTTGGCGCGCCAAACCTTGAAGCAGCCCTGCGGATGATTCTAAAACCATCTAGCACAGGTCCGCGAGCTTCAAGGGCCGCGTAGGGAGTGGGACCAAGAGATCGCTTCAAAAGGGCGGCGACCTCATTGTGATGGCAGACTGAATGGACGGCGGGCACCCAAGTGCCAGGCAAAGCCGTTATCAGTGCCGTTTGCAT